AGAAACAATCGGAATTTTACAAGTTCCGTTTCGTGGTCGTGTTGCAAAACTTCCAGGGGACCGTGCATATGCAGAATGGACATGCACAATTCTTGATGATACCACCCATAATCTTCGGGAGTCGTTGGTGGATTGGCATAGAGAGTTCAATGACCACGAAACCAATATTGTGAGTAAGGACATTCTCGGAGGAAGTGCTGGATTGGAGGAGATAACTGTTACTCAACTTGATATGCAAGGAAACCCGCATACTTCGGTGACTTTGGAACAGGTTTGGCCTGTAGATGTAGGTGCAATAGACTTGAGTTACGATAAAGCAGACACTTTGGTAGAATTTGCAGTTACATTTGCATACGATTATATCTCCACTTCAGACGAAGATCCGCCCACCACGCCCGTAGAAGACCCACCGACCTTCGGTTAGGGTTAATAGTTGTTTCATGTTCTGATTGCGATAATTGGTTTTTTTTGTTATACATATAATAACTTATTACCAATAAAGGAAATTATATTATGCCACTAAATCTGTTCGGTTTACAAATAGGGAAGAAAAACCCTGTAGAACCACAACAATCAAATAAAGAACAATCGTTCGTAGCACCAGATAGTTATGATGGTACTTACACACTTGAAACTGGTGGAGTCTTCGGAACACTCGTAGACTTCACTGGTTCTATTCGTGATGAGAATGCATTAATTGCCAAGTATAGAACTATGGCAATGTATCCTGAAGTAGACCAAGCGATTGAAGATATTGTGAATGAATCCATTATAATGGATTCTGACCAAAAACCAGTAAAATTAGATTTAAACCATGTTGATTTATCGGAAAACATCAAGAAAAAGATGTATGATGAATACGATGGAATTTTAAGATTATTAAAATTTCACACAAAGGGTGTGGATTTATTTAGAAGGTGGTATGTAGACAGTAAATTATACTATCATATTGTCGTAAATAAAGATAACCCTAGAAAAGGTATTAGAGAACTTCGTGCAGTTGACCCTGTAAAAATCAAAAAAGTCAGGAAAGTCCAAAAAGACCAAAGACATATGGGTGTTGAAAAAGTTCCATTTATCAAAAAGGTAGAAGAATTTTATGTATATACTGAATTAGATAAAACTTCTTCATATTCAACTCCAACAAGTGGTATAAAAATCGCACCAGATTCTATTGCATATGTTCATTCTGGTATTATAGATTTATCTACTAAACGAGTTGTGGGATATTTACAAAAAGCCATTAGATCTACGAATATGCTTCGTCAAATTGAAGATGCTGTCGTAATTTATAGAATTTCAAGAGCACCAGAACGTAGAATATTTTATATTGATGTTGGTAATCTTCCAAAGAATAAAGCAGAACAATATCTTCGTGATATTATGCAGCGATATCGAAATAAATTAACATATGATGCTAATACTGGTGAAATTACAGATGGTAGAAATCATTTTCATATGTTGGAAGATTATTGGCTACCAAGAAGAGAAGGTGGTAGGGGAACAGAAATCACTACTCTTGATGGTGGACAGCAACTGGGTGAAATGGAAGATGTTGAATATCTACTCAAGAAGGTATATCGTTCTTTGAATGTTCCTATTAGTAGAATGGAAGCAGAAAATGGATTTAATATGGGTCGTTCCGCAGAAATTACAAGAGATGAAGTAAAATTCTATAAATTTATCGAAAAATTAAGAGTAAGATTCTCAGAACTGTTTCTGCAACTATTGAGGGTTCAATTAATTCTTAAAGGTGTAATGTCAGAGGAAGATTGGAAAACAATAGAACCAGATGTTAGATTTACTTATAATCAAGATTCATATTTTTCAGAACTAAAACAAACAGAAATTATGAAAGATAGAATAGACCTTTTAACTTCATTAGAAGAATATGTCGGTAAATATTATTCTGAAGATTGGATAAGAAAGAATATTCTTCAACAATCCGAGGAAGAAATTGTAGAAATAAATAGTCAAATCCAGAGTGAAGTTGAATCTGGTGATATGGAAGAACAACCTATGGAACAAGGAGAAGGTTAATATGAGTGAAAATTTAGACAAAATGATTTCTTCGTTAATTACAAAAGATAGAGATGAATTCAATACTGCTTTTTCTTCAGAAATGCAGGATAGAATAGGTGATATTATTTCAAATAGAACATTAGAAGTTTCTAAAGATATACTAAATCCAAATGAACCTCAATATCAACCAGACGAACCTTCAGATACAGAATAAAGGAATAAATTCCCATGAAAAATATAATTTCAACACTACAAGAAGTAATTTCTAATACAAATGGCATTTTATTTGAGTCCAAAGATGGAACAAATATACATATTACATTGGAAGATGCGTGTAATTTAGTTTCTGTTCACGATACTTTGACCAAAGAAAATCAAACAAAGATGAGGTCATTATTAGAAGAATCAGAACAAAATTATACAAAGGTATTAGATTTCTGTAATAGACAATTTGACGAATAAAAAAGGGTAGGAAACATGGATACATCAAACATCATTGAACAATTGCTACAAGGCGATATTTTTGCGGCCCAATCAGAAACGGAAAATATTCTCTTTAAAAAGGTAAATGAAAGGATAGAATCATACAGAGATGAAATCATTGATGGTGTGTATGGGCTGTCCGAAAAGAAAAGTTGTCTAGATCCTGTAGGTCAAGAGGACGATGATATTGATAATGATGGTGATGAAGACGAATCTGATGCATATTTAAAGCATAGAAGAAAAGTTCGCAAGAAAGAAATTACAAGTGAAGAAGTAAACGAAGCGAAGGAAGATGATGCTTGGTTTGTAGAGGGTTCAGATGGCGATTCTAGAATTGAGTTTATTTATGGTATGAAAGTTACCAGATATCAAAAACTTTCCGATAAAGAAAAAACGCAAGTAAAAATGCGATGGTATAACGAACGAGCAATGGAAGAGAAGAAAAGAGGCATGAAGTCATGAAACTTATCACCGAAATGACAGAAGATGTCCAACTTCTTATCGAAGAAGATAAGAGTACTGGTGCAAAAAATCACTACATTCAGGGTGTTTTTATGCAAGCAGAGCAAAAGAATAGAAACGGTAGAATATATCCTCTTCAAATCATGGAAAACGAAGTTGCAAGATATAATAAAGATTTAGTATCTCGTAATCGTGCAATGGGTGAATTAAACCACCCTCAAGGTCCTACTGTGAATCTTGACCGTGTTTCTCACATGATTAAAGAATTAAAGTGTGATGGTAATGATGTTCAAGGTAAAGCAAAACTTCTTGATACTCCTATGGGTAATATTGCAAAGAATCTAGTCAATGAAGGAGCACAACTTGGTGTTTCTTCGAGAGGAATGGGTTCTCTTGAAGAACGAGATGGTGCTAATTATGTAAAAGATGACTTTATGCTTTCAGCAGTAGATATTGTTGCGGACCCATCTGCCCCAGGTGCATTTGTAAATGGTATTATGGAAGGTAAAGAGTGGGTTTGGGATAATGGTGTTATTAAAGAACAAGTAATTAATGAATATTGTAAACTTATAAACAAGGCAACTGCAAGGGAATTGGAAGAAAAGTGTGTTAATGCATTTTCTGATTTCCTATCAAAATTATAAAAAGGTAGATATAATGTCTTCAAATCAGATACTCATAGAATCTAAAAGAATGCTTATGCCTGAAGAAAGTATAGAGCAAAAAGTAAAAGATACTGCAAGGAAGGTAGAAGATAAAGCCAAAGAGGTTGTTGGACCAGAAACAGTTAAATCGGGAAAAAAACTTGCAGGTGAGTTAGCAATAGCAGCCAAGGATTCTGTTAAAGATGCAATTATTGCAAAGACGAAGGAAAAAGCCGGTGATGTGGTAGTTAATGCAGGTAAATGGGCATTATCTAAATTATTACCATCAAAAAAGTAGGGTTAAAATTTTTAAATGTATAAATACATTAACAAAGATTACCATTAACAAGGAGTTAAATCAATCATGTCAGAATATTATACAAAACTACAAGAGGCAGGAAAAAGAAAAGAAACTCCTACTCTAGATTCAACAAGTGAAGAAGATCCAAAACTATATCAGGATGCTGAGGGTGGTCATGCGAAAATTGACACCGATAAGGGTACTGAAGGTAAAGTTGGAAAGAATCAATCTTCCATTAAGGGAAAATCAAAAGGTCCTCAAGAAGTAGGAAGTATTGATGCTCCTGGTTCACCCCAAGAACGATTAGAACAACATCTAGATGCATTATTTGATGGTGAAGAACTTTCTGAATCATTCCAAAATAAGGCTGCTACTATTTTTGAAGCCGCAATTAACGAACGAGTTGATAGCATCGAAACCGAATTGGTAGAATCATATCAACAAATACTTGAAGAAAGTATTGAATCAACTACTAAAGACCTTGTTGAAAAATTAGATGACTACTTAGGTTATGTTGTAGAACAGTGGATGGAAGAAAACTTACTACAAGTGGAAAATGGTATTCGTACAGATATTGCAGAGAATTTTATTGGTGGTTTGAAATCATTATTTGAAGAATCTTGGATTGATGTTCCTGATGAAAGATACAATATATTAGAAGATGTTGTAGAATCAAATGAAATTCTTGAAGAAAATATTAATTCTATTCTTGAAGAAAATATTGCACTTCATAAAGAACTCCAATCAGCCAAATGTGGTGAAATTTTTGCAGAAGAAACAGAAGGTCTTACTGACCTTGAAATTGACCGACTTGCTTCATTAGCAGAAGGTCTTGATTATGGAACAGAAGAAGAATTTCGAGAAAAGGTAAATATTCTTAGAGAAAGTTATGTCGATGAAGAAGTACCTTATCTCACAGAAGAAGTAGAAACAACTGATAAATCAATCAAACCAGCAGAAGGTGGCGCCATGGATGTTTATATGAATGCAATCCATCGTCATAGTAAAAACGACAAAGTGTCTTAAAATATAAGAAATTATAAATATGGGTAGTAAATTAATAATTAAGGAGATTCCATAATGGATTTTAATCAAGAAAATAGTACAGCAGATATGCTTGCTGAAAAGTGGGAGCCAGTCTTGGAACACCCAAGCATCCCAAGTATTGGTGATAGATATAAAGAAAAAGTAACAGCAGTTCTTTTGGAAAACCAAGAACGAGCATTAAAAGAACAATCTTTGACAGAAATCACTAACCAAATGGGTGGTGGTGGTTTTGCGGTTAGTCAAGCAGGTTCAGGTAGTTCAAACCTTCAAGGTTATGACCCAATCCTAATCAGTCTTGTTCGCCGTTCAATGCCTAATCTAATGGCATACGATGTTATTGGTGTTCAACCAATGTCTGCACCAACTGGTCTTATCTTTGCAATGAG